CAGTCACTAAGCATCTGCTGGTATGCATCCGATCAGACAGGGGTTGTGGCGCAACTTCGCTAAAGAAACGAAGAAGCATCAACCAACCGTCCATCTGATGGCGAATCGGACGAGAACGAACCGTAAGCACTTTCCACTCTCTTCGCTGAAGAGAGTGGTTAGAGCGCGAGCGGGGCATTCTGTGATTCGATGGTACGCTAAGGAGAGCAGAAACAGGAAGACCCATTTCTGCTGTGGGGACGTCCGTATAGACGGAACATACCCACCGAGCGATCAGATCGCTCGTGCCGAAGTAACCATGCCTATAGAGGTTATTCGAAAGGTCGATATAACTCGAATAGGTGTCCGGGCGAGGCGACGTGCTCCACGTACGTTTTAAGCGTACTGGAGTGACACAGGTGCCGTTATAGGCATCCATGCCACAGGATTCTCTAAAGAATCCATGGAGACAACTCTTATCGCGGTTTACTAGTAAACCGAACGATTCGAGCTGCGTGATAGAGTGCGCGGTTTGATCCGCTCTTAATATCACATCGTCGCCGTACACTAGGATGCTCTTCCGAGCATCCGCATCGGTCGCACAGGCGGTCAAGATAGCCCAAATAACAGTAGCCATGACAGGAAAGCAAAGACTGCTTCCCATCGGTGCGTACTTATTGAGCTTGTGAATCTTGCCGTCAGGTGTGACTGTTCCGAGAGACCTACACGCCAAAAGCACATCCGATATGTGCTTTGGAAAGAGTAGGCGAACGAGACCAACGGTCACGCGATCACTAGCATCTTTGAGATCTAGTGTCGCGTAGCGACCAGTTCGAGACCCGAGAAGGGCTCCGAACTGGTTTGGCTGTTGGTCTGTGAAGTGAACGTTAAACCGAGAGATCGGCGAACGTTCAATGCAACGAACAAGAGCGGCGCTCACGGCCTGCTGGACCCATTGAAATTCAACGGGTTCACAGGATATGAGACGCGGCCCGCGCGAGTCTTTTGGTACGAGTATAACCCGTGCCATATTCTCGACGGAACTGAGTCCCTCAAAAGAAGGACTGGAGTCACAAACGTGCCCAACAGACGCACAAAAATAGGCGTCGTAGGGATAATACGTCTGGATTCGTTCGTTGTACACAGAAAAACGGTACTTCTCCCAGAGAGTCTCTCCGTTAGAGACTGCACCGGGACCGTGCCGTGGTACAACGTTGATAAGGTCCAAGGATTGGAAGACTCTTGAAATGAGTCTCCTAGCCTTGCGGACGACGGTGTAATTACCTGAGACAAGATTGTTCAGGGCGATTACGCCGTGCTGATCGAGCGCATCAGCTACTTTGCTGAGGCGATCGTGTTCGGGCGAGATAAGTTTTTCGGTCTCTAAAAACCGATCAACTACATCTTGTTCTAACTCCGGAGCATATGGCAACTCGAGCTTGTAAAAGATAAGCAAGAGTTGGCGCAAATGCTTGATGCTAGCCACGCAGGGTGATTGAAGGACCCTGCCGTCTGAATCGAGTACTCTCTCGAATAGTTCACCGAAAAGTATCGGCAACTTACTACTAGGCTTCGTTGCGAAACGGAGCTCAGTAGCGTCGAGGGGAAGTGACTCGGATAAGGCGCGATCAAGCGCTTTACCAAGACGAGGAAGGGTTTTCGTGAGAAAACCCTGACCTTCAAGAGCAGCACGGCGGCACAACAACTGTGTTGTGTCCCGTACTACTTTGGTTGTAATCACATCGCTGAATGACGTTTGCACATCAGTGAGCAATGTTGCGAGGATCTGTATATACGGATCTAGACTCTGCAAAGGAGCCATAAGGATTCCTTTCTAGAGCACGCACCACAACTCACTTTAACACAAACTTACGGAACGTACAATGGGATGTTGCGTATGATATTAGTGAAACCATCAGGGGAAGAACCCTTGATGTGTAATACAAGATCATACGCCGCACACCCACACAGGTAGGCAAAGCACAAAGC